GGTTTTCTCGGTTACCAGAGCTTGCCAATGATGCCGGCGCGATAGCTCCCGGCCCTCGCGTTGTGCCAGCGCCAGGAATTGTGTAGCTGTCGGATTGGTATTGCTGATGATCGTCGCCGGGACTTCAAACTCGCCGATTTCTTTCAGCGCCTGTTGGATCATCGTCAATAAGGACATAGCAAAATCCTAGTAGCTGTATTTCATTTTCTTGGCGGATTTCTTCTTCTTAGACTTCTTTATCCGGTCATAATTCGGTGCGTATTTCATATTGCCTCCAGTAAAAGAAATGGCGGCACCAGTATCGATGCCGCCAAATCCATTAGTCAGCGTTTCCGTTATCTACAAACGGATACGACATCTCGACTTCCGCAAGTCCTGTTGACGGCGTGTCGATAGCAGACGCGCCTTTCATTGCGCGAATACTGTCGCCCGCAACATCCGCGTCGTCTACAGATCCGCCAGTAGCAGTAAGGTAGCAGTCTGCATTGTCCGCAAAGCTTGCCAATACTTTAGCAACGCCCTTGCCATGGACTTGATACCAGCCATACGAGCTGGCTACATTGATGCTCATCGACGTAGCGACAGGACCAATGGCATTAGCCGTAGCTAATGTAGTCGACATATCATCAGCATTGTATGTCACTACACTGCCAACGACAGTACTCGCCACGCCTTTAAGGTAGATGAACGTACCCACCCCATAAGCCGTAGTAGCATTGTCTTTGGCTCGCACGGTCATTCCAAGTGGAACTTTCTGCGTAGTGGAGGTATCCGCGATGCCCTGCGGCACGACGAAAGACTCGATATTTACGAAATTACTCATTACTTAACTCCTTTCTTTCGTCGCTGGATTACGCGAGGACCAAGCCTTGCAAGGACCGATTGGAACAGACCAAATTGCCGGCCCAGACTACGATCGTGCTCATCGCGTCTTGACCATATGCATAGCGTGGCTCCAAAGCCTTGAAGTTGGTATCTGGGTGATACCGTAACTGCAAATATTTAGAGTTAAGCATATACATATGTGCGGCTGGAGCATTTGAGTCGTAATACACCGGAGCACTCAAGTATGCCAACGACGTAAACCCAGATGAACCTGAGTCATCACTCATTATTCGCTGTATAGCTTGCAGCGAGGTCCAGTAGTGATTGTAATAAGTACTGTCAGCGACAATACAGTCTGGCATATCGGCACCACGACTACATTGCAGCCAAACATTGTTCATGGCAGCTTGAATAGTCGTTGAAGACGCCGTTACGCCTTGAGCACTAAAATCATAGATTTTATTCGCCCAAAAGGTATATGTGGCCTGGTTGATTCCGCCAACACTTTCCGAACTTGTCGGATCATCTTGAACAAGATTCTGTAGACCGTTCAGATCGTTCGACACGGAACCATCCTTGTACAACTGCGCAGCAAGTTCGTTTTGCAGCGACAGTTCAAGGTTTTCCATCTTGGCTTCGACCAGATCGATGACAGCAGCCTTGCCACTATTTTTGATCTGTTCAAGACCGGAAATGGTCATGGTGCCAGCGAGTTGTCGAACTGGATAGACAGCAGCCGACAGGACATCACTTGGAGTCGTGCTTATCTGATCGTAATCAGAATACATAGCTACCGTATTATTGTCTGCATAATGCAGCTCAAGAACAATGTCTCGACCAGCAAAAGGTTTGCGGTTGCCAGACTGATTAATCTTACGAAGAAGTGCATTATTGTTCGTAATATTATCAGCTAAAACGCCAGATCGATCGCGCAAACTAGTCGCGATGATTTGGCTTACATCAGTATTAGCCATTTTCTACTTCCTTCTAGTTGGCATGCGCGTCATATGCCGCTTCAATCGTTTCGCGCAGCGACCTTGGCTTCAGCTTTTCGACAGGACTTGATTCGGATCGGAGATTGCGAGCCGCTCGTTTGCTTCTGACAACGCGTTTGGCTTTCGTCGCCGTCGCTGCTTTTCCCTGCTGATCGAGCATGGTTTTTCGCAGATCTGGCGCCGACCAAACGGCAGAGTCGTAAGCTTCGTCGAGCGTTTTCGCTGCCCCCGATTGAAGCAATGCCGCCATCCTGGTGCGCACTGCCGCGAAATGCGGATGCAGTGGCGTGCCATCGTCGGCTTTCGCCTGCGAAAACGCGCCAATTTCAGAATGAAGGCTTTCCTGATGTGATTGCTGTTGCTGTTGGTGTTGCGCGGTCAGCACCGATTCAAGCTGGTGAACACGCTGTTGCAGTTGTTGTGTTTGTGGATCGGCAAATTCGTCCTCGAATTCATCGACTGGGTCGCTTGCGGGTTGGCTAAACTGACTCAAATCAACACGCAAATTGTCTGCAAGTTGTCTCAAGCTGTTGACCGGATCACGCTGTAGGGCTTCAGCCGCGTTCAGCAGTTGCGCAACCGCTGCCGCCGATGACATCCCTTGTAAAGCGTGCCGCTCTCTGTACGGCTCAAGTACTTGCTGCAATTCCTTGTAGGCACGCGTGTCGTCATCCGACATCGTGCTAACCGGTGGCGCTGGATCTTCCTCCGCGCTCGCCTCGGCCTCTGGTTCTTCAATTTCTTCTGTATCGTCGTCGCTTGCCTCTAGCTCTTCGCCGCTATCCGGCTCGCTGACTTCTTCCGGCTCTGCTTCCTCGCTGGCTTCAAGTTCCTCGACTGTCTCTATCGGCTCTTCGACTGGCGTTTTGGCTTCGACTTCATCGTAAGCTGCTGCGATTGCCTCGCGTAAATCGTTGGTCATTATTTTTGCCTATTAATATTACCAAAATTCTTTGGACGTTCGTTGCCGATTTCAATCATGTTATGCCGGCGCAATTCAGCACGATGCTGGCTGCGACTTGTGATCATCGGCGCCCCTGGCAAGCCGATGGCGCGGTATTCATCGATGTCCGAAATGACAGAAGGACCGCGACTTGTGCGATCCTTTTTGAGTGCGGCTTCTGGAAGCCACTGGTCGCTAGACCATATGTATCTGGTCATTACATATAGCCGCCCCAACTCGTGCCGTCAGGTCCAGTGTCATCAGATCCCATCGCGTCAACGCCTAAATCAGATGGGTCAGGGGCGTAGCCAACCGGCCCCATAGCGTTATATGTCGGGTCATTCCAGGATTTGAATATTTGGTACGCGAGAGGAATAGGCCCCGCAAATTTTGCGACATCTATAGCGCCGCCAATCTTGCCGCCTCTAGCGCCTTTGAATCCGCCAAGACCTTTAATAGTGCCGCCGCCAGCTTGAGGACCGAGATAGCCACCTTCAACCATCGTGGTTGCTACATCGCCCAAAGGAACGCCACTAAACTCGACACCGCCAATATTGTCTTGCTCTCCAATTGGATTCTGCGCCGCATCGCGCTCCGATCCCACTGAACTGAATCCAGGGTCCATCGCTTTGTTGTTTTCAGCCAGGAACTGTTGAACGCCCTTCATGTAATTTTGGCCCATACTTTGTGGGCCTTCGCCTGGCTCTACGCCATATTCCATTAGAGCTTGTGCGATCGCGCCAGAACCGATGCGCTTTATCGCATCAGGCATTTTCCGCGCCAGCCAATCGCCTCTTGCGTCAGTATCATCGTAATCGCCACGACCAAAATTATGCCCAAAGGCTTTTTCCGTTAGATCGTGCAACACATATCCAGATCGCGGATCATCTGATCGCAAGCCGCGTTGTCTCTGCCATGGCAATAGGCGGTTGTCGTCCTGCACACGGCTATTGCCCAGCAAATTACGCGCATCGGCATGTTGGGCGCGGAACTGCCATATTTTTTTGTCGTCGTTATCGCCTTCAACTGCTCGATATTGGTAGCCCATCATGATTTTCGCCAGCGCTTTAGCTTTCGCCTCTTGCAGAGCATTTGCATAGGCGCTTGGCGCTGGTGCTGCTGCCGGCGGCGGCACCGGGACATTCGGCGCTACAAAATTATTTGCGGGCGCTACAAAATCAGGTGGCGGCATTTAATATCTCCATCTCGCGCAGATCTAGCTTTCGGGTTTCCAACGCGCCGCGCTGGTCGATTTCTTCCTGTCGCGTTCGCTCGCGAGCAATCGCAACATCCGCATCGAGCGCAATCTTGTGGCTGTCTAGCGCAAGCTTTTCTTCCGCAATTTTTAGATCGTCGTCTTGTCTTGCGGCCTTCAGATCCACCTCGAGCGATTTCAATTCCAGATCGCGCATTTTTACTTGCGTCCTGAGTTGTTCGATTTGCGCTGACATCTGAGCCTCGACGGCGCGTGCCTCTTTCTCGACAATCGCCAATTGCGCTTCTGGATTTTGCTCTGGCGCCTCTTGCGGCGTTGGCGGCTGCAAGGTGTTCAAGAATTCCTCGATTTCGCGGGTTTTCTTAAACGCTCCCAAGCCAAAGCCTACCAGAGCTTTTGCCGCCTCGAATGGCATGGCACCACTTTCGACAAGCGGCGACACCTGGGCAATAACGCCGCCGGCAACCTGCATTGCCTGTGTCCGCGCTTCCTGCTCGGCAACTTGATCTTGCAGAACGCTGTCGTCGCTCTCGACATCGAGGCGATAATTCCGCTGCATCTCGTCACGCAGCAACGCGATTGCCGATTCATCCAGCATTACCTGCGTTGCTGCCATCAGCACGCCGGGATCGATATGCTCTGCAATTAGCTCCGCTTTCAGCCGGAAAACATCTCGGACAAAGCGGGTGACCTCGCGTTTTTGGTTAATCAGACGAAGACTACCGAAAAACGATTTGGCTCTACTGGTCGTTGCCGTTTCACGATCTGCCGAGACACCACGCATGATGTCGCTAATGCCCAGCATTTCATAAATGATCTCGATGATCGATTGCCGCGCGGCTTGCAGGGTTTGCAACACGTTGACCAGGTTGGCAATTGGCGCCTCGGCCATGACGCTGGATAAACCACCTTTTTCCAGCAATGCCTGATAGCTGTCGATCGGCACGAATTCGTTGTCACCAGCATCGGCAAGCCGGCCAAGACCGTCCATGCTGGCATCATAAACGCCTCGCCTTTTCAGCGCTTCCGTCAGGACAGCTATACGACCGGAAACAAGGTCAAGCTCGAAAACCTGGTCTTGAATAAGAGTAAAATAAGGCAATGGCACCATCGAATCTGTGGTGCGCGTGTAGTACAACGGCTCTGGGATTGGATAAAATCCCTCTAATCCATATGGATCGTCGTCGTCAGCTAGAACACTACCGTCATTTGCAACAAAAAGAACTCTCCGGTTCCGTTTGTCAAAAATTTCAAAAATGACCCCACGCTTGGCAACAGTGTCATCGTCATAATCTCGCTCCCGGCCTTCTGCTGTATGCGTTAACTCGACATCCTTGCCGGCACTCCCGAATTGCGCTTCAAGTTGGTCCTGATCGAGATAATGGCGAAACGCGATCCATTCGACCTCACGCCAGCATCGCGCTGGCCCTAGGACCAGATCCGGCCATGCAACTGGCTCGCACTGAAACCGCTGGTCGACAATTTCATCTTCCGAGACGCTCTTTTCAACGACCAGGCCATCGTCGTCCAAGGCCGCGATCATCGTCTTGCGCGTTTCGGTGTCGTGATCGTATCTCACGCGG